CAATCACACCTCCGACTAAAAAGGATGTAGCAGTTCAGGTAGCAAAGATATTAGATGCTGAAAAGATTAAGTATGAACCAAAGAATATGGCTGATGTGATTAATTCATATTATCCAGATATTAGAAGGATACTTAATACTTGTCAATTACAATCTGCAAAAGGAGAATTGAAAGTAGACCATAGAGTAATGGTTGAAGCAAACTTTGCAACTAAACTTATTGAATTGTTAAAGGAATCCGATGACAAGAGAAATATGTTTATGAAAATTAGACAAGCAGTAGCAGACAACAAACTAAACGACTATTCGGAAATGTATACAATGTTATACGACAAAGTAGATGAATACGCAACAGGAAATGTAGCAAATGTGATTTTAACTATTGCAGATGGTCTTTCAAAAGATGCATTGGTAGTAGATAAAGAAATCGTATTTATGTCTACAATTATACAAATATTAAACATAATAAAATAATGGAACAACAACAATTACCCCCGAATTTTAATTTAAATGACGCAAGAGATATGGATTGTGATTGTGGTGGAAAGATTTTCCTACCAGCATATAGATTCAAAAAAATATCTAGATTATTAACAGGTGCACCAAAGGATTCGGTTATGCCAATTGAATTATATGTATGTGCATCATGTGGTAAAGCATTAAATGAATTATTACCACAAGAATTACAAGAAACAAAAATCATAGAATAATGGCTCAAAAGTTATTTGACCATATTAATGCAATAACTACTATTCAAGACCCAAAGTATTTTGATAAACTTTCAGAAGAAGATTTAAAAACTTGGAGTAACTTTATGATTAATAGATTTCTTTCAATGAAATCTGAATGGGTTGAATTGATTGCGTCTATCTTACCATTAACACAGACCCTTTCTCCAAAAGAAATGTATAGTTTGTATATTAATGTTATTCCAAAGGGTAAATACTTTTTGAAATATATTAAAGGAAAATCCGAAGATAAATATGAACAATTTATAGTAGAACTTTTAAAGAAAGAATACGATTGTTCCGAAAATCAGGCAATTGACTATTTAGAGGTACTATATTCCACAAGAGAAGGCAGAGAATACCTTAAATATGTTTGTGAAAAATATGGTATAGACAAAAAACAAATTACAAAACTGAAACTTAAAATCTAATGGAGGAAATAACTTCTAAATCGTATTGTAGATTTCCGTTTGTTCATATATGCTCATTAGCAGATGGAACTACAAAACCATGTGGTATTGCAGACTCATTTGACAACGGCCTAAATTTAAATGAACATACAATTGAAGAAGTATATAATTCTCCACAAATGAAGCAACTTCGTAAAGATATGCTTGAAGGTGTAAGAAACAAAGTGTGTAATGTGTGTTATAAAAAAGACGACGCGGGTGAATATAGTACTAGACAATTTTACAATGATAATAAGTTATGGGAACATCCTATTGTAAACGAAGATTATAGTGTAGATTCTATTCAACACTTTGATATTCGTTTTTCCAATTTATGTAATTTTACTTGTAGAATGTGTGACCACGGGTCATCTTCGAATTGGTATGATGCATATGAAATATTTGGATTTCCAAAACCAGTATCTAAGGTTATTAAATTAAGAGAAAACATACTTGAAGATTTGATACCACATATGAAAAATATTAGAAGTTTTTATTTTGCAGGAGGAGAACCTTTGATAATGCCCGAACACAATCAAATAATAACTTGGTTATACGAAAATTTACCAATAGACGAAGATGCTGGATGTAGACAATTAAGATTACATTACAACACAAATTTATCTATATTAAAATTTGAATCGACTGATTTAGTAAAAATGTGGAAAGGATTTAAAAGAGTATTTTTATCAATTTCATGTGATGGTGTATATGAAGTGGGAGAACATCAGAGAACGGGTTGGAAACACGATGTATTTGTTGAAAATATGAATACAATTAAAAAGAACTTTGGAGTATCTTCTACTAGAACCGGTGATAAAAAAAATTCAAGTGAATTAATTTATAATTTTCAATATACAACTACTATATGGAATATGCATCATATATTTGATTTTATTAAATTTATGAAAAAAAATAAATTTATAAAAACTACTGAAAATATTGACTTTACATATGCATGGTCTCCCGATTATTGTTCTATAAATAATTTTGAACCAAACGTAAAAGAAGAAATGATTAAATTATTCAAAAAAAATATGAGATATATAAAATCTGAAAAAACAAAAGCAGAATTTAATGGTATACTCAAATTTATGAATACGAAATCTAATGCAAAACCAGAGTATGTAAAAGATTGTTCTAAAAAAATGGATATACTCCGAGCACCAATCGTAAAAAAACCTATAATTTAATATAATTTGGTAAATCAAATTATTTGTCGTATATTAGATATAATATGGCAAGAGTATCATTTTCACAATATAGTATGTGGCATAGTTGTCCACATCAATACAAATTAGCATACATAGATAAGTTGGGAGAAAACTCTTCTAATATACACTCAATCTTTGGAACTGCAATGCACGAAACACTTCAAAACTATTTGGAGAAATGTTTAAGAATATCAAAGTCACAAGCTGACAAAATGATTGACTTAAAGGAATATCTAAAAGAAAGAATGAGAGATGCATATCTTAAAGAAACCGAAGGGGAAATAGGAAACACTACAATATGCACCAAAGAAGAAATGGTAGAGTTTTTAGAAGATGGAAATGTCTTATTAGATTGGTTTCAAAAACCCAAAAACTTTAACAAATTCTTTTCGTTAAAACACGATGAGTTGGTAGCAATTGAACAACCTATAAACACAAAGATTTCAGAGAATGTAAACTTTATGGGTTTCATAGATTTGATTATTAGAGATACCTTTAATGGTAGATATCGAATCATTGACTTTAAAACTTCTACAAGAGGTTGGAGTAAGTATCAAAAATCAGACCCAGTTAAAAATGCACAAATTCTTTTATACAAAAAGTTCTATGCAGAATTATTAAACATTTCCGAAGATGTGATTGATGTTGAATTTATCATATTGAAAAGAAAAGTACAAGTAGTAGAAGATATTCCAACACATAGAATGAGTAAGCATGTACCTGCAAATGGTAAAGTATCAGTAAATAAAGCTTGGAAGGGTTTTACGGAGTTTGTAGAGAGTGTATTTGACAAAGAGGGTAATTATAAAACTGAGATAGAGTATCCAAAGAACGCAACGAAACTATGTGAATGGTGTGAGTTTTTTCATAGAGGATTGTGTGATAGAGGATTAAAAAATTTAAATTAAACAATATATATTTTAAAAGTTATGGCAAAAAAGAAGATTCTGTTACTTTCGGATGATTTAAGAATGGCAAGTGGTATTGCAAATGTTTCTAAGCAATTAGTTTTAGGAACGGTGGATAAATACGATTGGGTACAATTAGGTGCAGCAATCAAACATCCTGAAGCAGGTAAAGTATTTGATTTAAACGATAGTGTTAGAGAACAAACGGGTGTAAAGGATGCAAATGTTAAAATCTATCCATCCGATGGTTATGGTAATCCTGATACCATTCGTCAATTATTAATGATTGAAAAACCCGATGCAATTCTACACTTTACCGACCCAAGATATTGGATTTGGTTATATGAGATGGAACATGAAGTTCGTCAATCAGTACCATTATTCTTTTATCATATTTGGGATGATTTACCAGACCCGAAATATAATAGAGATTACTACGAAAGTTGTGATTGGATTGGATGTATTTCAAAACAAACTTATGGTATTACTAAAAGAGTTTGGAGTTGGGATAAAGAAAAGCATTGGACACCACCAGCAGATTGGCAAGTAAGTTATGTGCCACATGGTATCAATTCGGAATTATACAAACCAGTAGAAGTTCCCAAAGATTTTAAAGAAAGTGTATTTGGTGAAAAAGAATATGAATTTGTTTTATATTGGAACAATAGAAATATTCGTAGAAAACAACCCGTTGATGTAATTTTGGCATTTGATAAGTTTGTACAACAATTACCAAAAGAAAAACAAGACAAAGTATGTTTATTAATGCATACTGCTCCTGTGGAAGAACATGGAACGGATTTACCAAGAACAATTGCAGAATGTTGTTCACCTGAAACCAATGTAGTATTTGCACCAAATAGATATTCCGAAGAACAATTGAACTATCTTTATAATATGGGTGATGTAACAATTAATGTAGCATCTAACGAAGGATTTGGATTAGCAACCGCAGAATCAGTAATGGCTGGAACTCCAATTATTGTAAATGTAACGGGTGGAATGCAAGACCAATGTGGATTTGAAATTGATGGCAAATATATAACTGCAGAAGATTATGTTAAAATTGGTTCTTTAAATAATAAGAAACAATACGAGAACACAAAACATGGTGATTGGGTTAAACCAATTTGGCCAGTACGTTCAACAACGGGTTCAGTTCCTACTCCATATATTTTTGACGATAGAGTTGATTTTGAAGATATTACTAAATTGATTATGGATTGGTATAATACTCCAAAAGAAGATAGAGATAAAGCAGCTTTAAAAGGTAGAGAATGGATGTTAGGTGATGGTATATTGAGCAGAGAAGCAATGTGTAAAACATTAACGGATGGTATGGAAGGTGCATTTCAAAATTGGAAACCAAAAGAAAAATTTAAATTAATAGAGTTATAGTATGAAACCAACATTAGTATTTCAGGCACCAATAGCAACAAGAAGTGGGTATGGTGACCACGCAAGAGATTTATTACATTCTCTTTATAAATTAGATAAGTTTGAAATTAAAGTAATTAGTACCCGTTGGGGACAAACTCCAATGGACGCACTTAATTACGACAACGAATTTCACAAATGGGTAATTGAAAATATTATTCCAAAAATTGAACAAAAACCAGACATTTATATTCAGGTTACTGTACCAAATGAATTTCAACCAGTAGGACATTATAACATTGGAATCACTGCAGCAATTGAAACAACACATTGTGCATTAGATTGGATACATGGTTGTAATCGTATGGATTTAATATTAGTACCATCTGAACATTCAAAAAAGAGTTTAGTAGATACGGTTTATAATGAGGCAGACAATAATACAAAACAATTAATAGCACAACATAGAATTCAAAAACCAGTTGAGATTCTTTTTGAAGGATTTGATGAAATGGATTTTGGAACCGATGAGGTAGCACATATTTCTGAATTAGATGCTATAAAAGAAGATTTCGTATTTCTATTTGTAGGACATTGGTTAAGAGGTGATTTGGGCGAAGATAGAAAGAATGTTGGAATGATGATTAAGACATTCGCAATGGCATTCAAAAACGAAAAGGTTAAGCCAGCATTAGTTCTTAAAACCAGTTCAGCAGGATTTAGTGTGATGGATAGAGAGACTACTATTAAAAAAATTAAAGAAGTATTGGGTAAAGATTATAAGTCAGTTCCAATTTATCTTTTACATGGTGATTTAACCCCTACTCAAATGAATGGGTTGTATGAACATAAAAAGGTAAAAGCAATGTTAAACTTTACAAAAGGTGAAGGATTCGGTAGACCTCTATTGGAATTTAGTTTAACAGGTAAACCTGTAATTGTATCTAATTGGAGTGGGCATATTGATTTCTTAAAACAAGGTGCAGTATTGTTGGAAGGTGAGTTAAAGCCAGTACACGAATCAGCAGCTGACCAATTTTTATTAAGAGAATCACAATGGTTTAATGTAAATATTTCAAAAGCATTGGTTGCAATTAAAGATGTCTACAAAAATTATGACAAGTATAAAATCGCATCATATCAGTTAGGTAAACAAAACAAACAAAATTTTAGTTTGTCAAAAATGACTAAATTATTTGATACAATATTAAATCAATATAGTATTTATACTAAAATACAACCCAAGTTTCAACAATTACAATTACCAAAATTGAAAATGTTAAATAAATAGATGCCAGCATATAATCCAATATATCGTAGATACATAGATGATAAAAATATTGTAATGCCAAACCAAATGGTAAGGGCTAAGTTTTATCTAATAAAAGAATATGAATATGTTGATGGTACAAAAGGTAGATATACGGAAGCAACTGCTCCTATTATATTTACATTATTTGTGTCAAGAGCAAAGGACATAGTACATGCCGTAAAAGTGTCAGATGTTAGACCTGATTTGATACGAAGATTTTTTGGTAAATTTGTAAATGAGGAAACTGAATTATTAGAAGTAGAAGGTTCTTCAAAAAAATTATACCAATCAATTGTTAAAAAAGTTCCAATTATAAATGACAACGCATATAGAACTTATAAATTGAGTGGTTTTGGAAAAATATTAGAATTGGATATGGATGTTAATGAATTGACACCAAAGAGAATGAATGTAGAAGGAATAAGTACAAAATCACAAATAAAAAATAAATAGTTATGACATCAAAAGAATTCGTTATTTGGTTAAAAGGATTTACGGAAGGAGTACATGAATTTAACATCACTCCAAAACAATGGGATTACTTAAAAGAAAAATTGGCAGAAGTAGATGACAATACAATCCCCATGGGCGGTTTATTGAACGACCACAATACATTTAAAACTATTTATCCAAATTGGACAGGAATTAACCCATATGGAACAAGAGGTCCTGAAACACCTACGGGTACTACAATAACAACAACACCGGGTGTTGGTTCAATTACAATTGCTAATCCACCATTTGGATTTGGAAGTACATCAACTGCTTATGGATACCCAAGTGGTTCCGCATGGAGTTATACAACATCAGACGAAAAAATATTTTAATGAAATTAAGTTACGCAATAACGGCTTGTAATGAAGTCGAAGAAACAATTAGATTAGTAGGACAATTATTAAACTATAAAGAAGAAAATTCAGAAATAGTAGTCCTATTAGATTTACCAAAAGCACCTATTGAATTGGTAGAGTATTTAGAGTTGCAAGCAAACGCAGACCATATCACATTGATAGAATCGGAATTTGATAATGATTTTGCACAATGGAAAAATTTATTAAACTCACAATGTAAAGGTGAGTGGATATTTCAGTTAGATGCGGATGAGTATTTAACACCAGATTTAATTGTTAATATGGAATCTCTATTAGATGCAAATACTGATAAGGATATGATTGTTGTTCCAAGAATCAATACAGTTGAAGGTTTAACCGACGCACATATTCAAAAATGGAGATGGAATGTAAATGAAAAAGGGTGGGTAAATTTTCCAGATGTCCAAACTCGTATTTATAAAAACTCTGACAAAATTGGATGGAGTGGTAAGGTACATGAAAGAATAGTTGGATTTCAATCTTATACCAATTTCCCTGCGGATGAAATATATTGTATCAGACACCCTAAGACAATAGACAGACAAGAAAGACAAAATAATTATTACGATACATTGTAATGATACATATCTACTATCACATATATGCAATCGATGGTGTTGAGTCTATAATAGATGAACAATTGAATTTGATTAAAACTCATTTTGATTTCCCTTACATTTTAAATGTGGGGATTTCTATTGCAGACGATAATATTTCAATAGATTATATTATTAATAAATTTGAAAAGATTAGAGATGTCAGGTCTAAAGGTAATGAATTTGTCACATTGGATTTGATAGAAAAAGATAAAGAAAAATTTGGTGATTCCGATTATATTTTGTATATTCATACAAAAGGAGCATCAAAGCTAGATAATCAAAATGTTACCAGTTGGAGACATTTTATGAATTATTTTAATATTGAAAAAGTAAAAAATGTATTTAAACTATTTGAAAAAACAGAATTTAATACATATGGAGTCCATTACATAGAATTAACTAATAAATCACATTATTCTGGTAATTTTTGGTGGGCAAAATCATCTTATTTAAAAACATTAAATATGAGTGGAATAGGTAAAGGAAATCGATTTAATGCCGAAGTTCATTTCGTACAAAACGGAGTTAACTGGAAACCATACTCAGCATTTAACTCTAATTTAAATTTATATGTTACTGAAATTAAAAGAGAAGAATATGCAAAATAAGATAACATTTATATTTGATTATAGGGGAGAAGAATGGTCTATGCCATTGGCAATTCGTAATGAATTTATAGAAAGAGGATGGGAAACCGAAATAGTTTCAATACCAAACGGAGATGATTCTCAATTACAATTATGGATTCAACAAGACACTCCAACGGATATAGTTATGTTTTTAGATTGGGGTAGATTTGATTCAAAATGGTTAGATAAAAGTTTAAAACCCAATTCATTTTGGATACAAGAAAGTGGAGACGACCCACAAAACTTTGAAAAAAATTATCCAAAGGCAAATAGGTTTCATTATACAATTACACCTGACAAAACATCAGCCGAAGAATATAAAATATGTGGTATAAATGCAGAATGGATAAATCATTTTGCAGACACCAAAGTTCAATTTCCAATGAATTTAGAACCAAAATATGTAGCAGTTACAAGTAGAGGTAGGGGTGGTTCTGAATTTTTAGATTATCTTACAAATTGGGCAGAAGGAGGAATTGGTAATAGAAATGGTATGGGTGCAAAAGAACATACCGAATTTTTGAATAGTGGTTTAATGGTTATTCAAAATAGTAGATGGAAAGAAATAACTCGTAGAATATTTGAGGGAATGGCATGTGGTAAGATGGTTCTAACTGATAGGTTGGATGAGTCAACAGGCCTGTCCGAAATGTTTATAGATGAACAGGATATTGTCTATTATGACGATATGTTTGATTGTATTGAGAAGATGAATTATTACAATGAAAACGAAGAGGAAAGAGAAAGAATTGCACATAATGGAATGATGAAAGTATTACATAATTATACACAAATACAAATAGTAGATAAGTTAATAAACGCATATGAATTATTTAAATAGATGGGATGTTATTAATATCTTAATTAAAAAAAACAATTATAAATCTTATTTAGAAGTTGGAACACAAGACCCAACATCTAATTTTAATAAAATAGAAATTGAACATAAAGTTTCAATTGACCCATTTCCCAGAGGTAAGGTGACATTCGTTGGAACATCGGATGAATATTTTGAATCAATAACCGATAATATAAAATATGATATAGTGTTCATTGATGGATTACATCATAGTGACCAAGTCCTAAAAGATATTGAAAATTCACTAATGCATTTATCGGATAATGGAATTATTGTATGTCATGATTGCTTACCAACAACCGAACATATGCAAGAAAGAAACGACCATGGTAGTGTTTGGTTAGGAGATGTTTGGAAAGCAATTGCAGAATTAAGAGTTGATAGAATAGATTTGGATATTAAAGTGGTAGACACAGATTTGGGTTGTGGTTTAATTAAACCAGGAACAAATATACCACATATGACTAATGAAAATTATTTAACATATAGTTATTACAATTTACACAAATGGCAACTTATGAATATAATATCAGTTGAAGATTTTTTAAAATTATAAAATATGAAAGTTTTAATTACAGGAGTAGCGGGTTTATTGGGTAGTAGATTAGCAGATTGGTTAATTGAAAATCATCCAGAAATTGAGGTGGTTGGTATGGATGATTTAAGTGGTGGATATAAAGAAAATGTAAATCCAAAAGTTGAATTCTGGCAAATGAATTTAGTTGAACATCCAATTGAAAATTGTTTTGAAGTTCATAAATTTAATTATGTATTTCATTTTGCGGCATACGCAGCAGAAGGATTATCACCATTTATCAGACAATATAATTACGAAAATAATTTAGTAGCAACCGCAAGAGTTATAAATCAATGTATTAAACACGATGTTAAAAGATTGATATTTACATCAACACTTGCAGTATATGGTCATGGGTATGGTGGAATATTTGATGAAAACCAAATACCAAAACCAATTGACCCATATGGTGTTGCAAAGTATGGATGTGAAATGGATATCCAAATTGCAGGAGAACAACATGGATTAGATTGGTGCATTATTAGACCACACAATGTGTATGGTATTAAACAAAACATTTGGGACAAGTATCGTAATGTTTTAGGAATTTGGATGTATCAGCATTTAAATGGTGAACCAATGACTATATTTGGTGATGGTGAACAAACCAGAGCATTTAGTTATATAGATGACATCGTTGAACCATTGTGGAATTCTGCAATTAGGCCCGAAGCATCCAAAGAGATTATCAATTTAGGTGGAGTTGAAGAGTGGAGTATAAATAAAGCAAATTCATTATTAAGAAGTATTATAGGTAGTGGTGAAGTCATTTATAAAGAGGGAAGGCATGAAGTAAAAAATTCAATACCAACATTCCAAAAGTCAGTAGATATTTTAGGATTTGAACATAAAACTAATTTAGATGAAGGATTATGGAATATGTGGGTATGGGCATCGCATCAACCTAAAAGAGAAAGATTCGTCTGGCCCTCATATGAATTAGATAATGGAATTTACTCATTCTGGAAAAAATAAAATATGAAAAAATATTCGGTTATAATCCCAACATTGTGGCAATCACCACGTTTACACAAATTACTTTTTGATTTAATAGGTTGTGAATTTGTGGATGAAATTATTCTAATAGATAATGCAGGTAAATTTTTTGAAACCTATGAAGCATTAGATAAGGTAAAACTAATCCAACCAAAAGAAAACTTATACATAGCCGCATCTTGGAATTTGGGTGTGGAAGTTGCTAAAAATGAACACATAGCAATATGTAATGATGATGTTAATTTTAATCCAAATATATTTGAAATAACCACAGATATAGAAGGTATAGTTGGGCAGGCATCGGATAACTACCATAAAGAATATGAGGAAAATCCATATATAACAACATTGGTAGGTACACGTCCATGGGGTTGGGCATCATTTTTTATAACTCAAAAGAAATATTGGTTACCTATTCCAGAACAATTAAGAATTTGGTATAATGATGATTGGATTGTTCAAATAAATCCAAACCCAAAATGGATTTTACATAATTTTACAGTTAAAACAGAAATGTCAACAACAATAGGTGAAGGAAAATTTGAAGATGTAAAACAACAAGATAGAGAATACTGGCTTAAAATAATAAATAATAAATAATATGAAAGAAAATTATGATTTTAATGCAGTAATGTTAAATGCATTATTACAAAACACAATGACACCCAAAATACAATTCACAGAAATTACAAGATGGCATGAATCTCATCCGTATTTAAGATTAAATATGTATAATGAAATTCAAATGTCTCAAGTATTGGGTGTGTATTTGGCATTAAATCCAAATTATATATTTGAATTTGATAATATAATTGAAATTGGAACATACAATGGTGGATTGACTTCTTGGTTATATGATAATAAAAATCCAAATGCAATAGTAGTTTCATATGATATAGATGGAACTGTAAACCATACGGGTAGAACCGATATTGATTTTAGAGTTGAAGACTGTTTTGAGAAAACAACATTTAATGATATTATTTCGTATATCAAAAGACCAGGTAGAACTTTGGTAGTTTGTGATGGGGGTGATAAACCAAAAGAATTTAATACATTTTCAGAATATTTAAAAAGTGGAGATGTTATTATTGCGCATGATTATTCGGTGAGTCCGGAACATTGGAAATTTATAACAGATTATTGGCAGTGGCCATATGAATATGATACAACATATGATAGTATTAAAGATTCAATAATTAAAAACGAATTAGAACCATATAAAGATAAAGAATTTAATTTTTATTTATGGACAAGTTATATTAAAAAATAAATTATGAAAAAATTACCAATTAGTATAGGAATACTTTCATGGCATAGTGGACAGGTATTAGTAGATACATTGACCACATATTATGAAAATGGTTTATTCGATATGGTAAACGATGTTACTATTCTATTTCAGGAAGTGACACCACAGGATATGGAAATAGCAAGACACTTTGGATTGGATTTCATAGGTTTACAAAAAAACATCGGAATAGGACAGGCATTCATTCGTTTAACTGAAAATGCACAACAAGATTATGTTTTAGTATTAGAACATGATTGGAATTTGATTGAAGATAAACAAACTACATACGATACATTAAAAAGAAGTTATCAAGCAATTGAAATGGGAATGGATGTGGTTAGATTGAGACATAGAAAAAATCCAGGCAATCCACATTTTTCATTTAGATATCAAGGACAAGAATTAACATATTATGATGATAACTCACAATGTACATCACCACATCTTTTGGATTCATTACATTGGTGTGAACCCGATATTGAATTTGGTGATTATATAAAAAAATCCGAAGATATGTTTTGGACAACATCTCGTTATGGTAATTGGACAAACAACCCTTGCTTATACAAAAAACAATTTTATTTAGATACTGTTAAACAATTTGCAGGTGATGGAATTGCATTGGAGGGTAATATAGCTAAATGGTGGGCCCAATCAACATTTAAGGTTGGCCACAATGAAGGATTGTTCATGCACAATGATTGGCAAAAATACGGAAGATAATGAAATACACAATAGTAGGTTGTATAACCAAATACGGAGTAGAACAAATTAAACCATTTGTTGAATCAATTGAACAGAGTGGATTCAAAGGTGATAAATTAATGTTAGTGTATGAGATTACACAAGATACAATTGATTATCTTAATGATAGAGGTTGGATATTGGTACAATCGGAACCACAACAACATATTATATTACAAAGATTTAGAGATATGTATTCTTTATTACATCAATATGAAACCGATGTAGTAATTTGGGTGGATGTTAAAGATATTATATTTCAAAAAGACCCAACCGAATGGTTAAATAAATGGATGAGACGAGATATTCTTGCATTTAGTGAATCATTAAAATTTGGAGATGAAGAATGGGCAAGATTAAATGCGGGAACCAGTTTTCCTATGGAATGGGAGTGGTTACAAAACGAGGAAATATATTGTGCAGGTACTATTGTTGGAAAGAAAGAAGCTATTAGAGATTTATTTATTGACATTTATAGATGGAGTTTAACCACATCTAATCCAGAACAATTAGCAGACCAAGCAGCATATAACATTTTAATTCATATGTACCAATGGAAAGACAAAGTTCAGTTTGTAAAACAACAAGAAGGATTTGCAGCACAGTTGCATTTAAAATTAAAAAAGGGAGATATACTACCATATACCGAAGAATTATCAACCATAGATGGAAATGAAATAAAAAATTCAAAAGGTGAATTATATACATTAGTTCATCAATATGATAGAAACGAAGAACTTAAACAATTAATAGAAAACAAATATAAATGAAAAAAATAGTTATTACATCATTCGTAATGCCACATGAGTTGGATGATTTAGAAAGAGTATTGGTAGATTTAAATAAAGTATCTAAATATATCAAAGGAGAAAATTATTCATTTTACATCTCACTTTCAGTATCCGATTATTTAATAGATTGGACTAATTCTAAAGTTGATAAACAATTTTTTATAGATAGATTCAATTCATTAAAGTCATTGACCAATTGGGCAGACAGTTCTGTAATGCAAATTAGAGAAGAAGTTATGGGAGCATTTCAATGTAAAAGATATGCACACAAAGAAATTACCGATGCAACTCATTTCATTTGGTTAGATACTGATATTTGTTTTGATGATAAAATTCTTTACTATATGGAAGCCAGTATTGATAGATTGCAACAAACCGACCCAAATGTTGATAAGTATTTTATTACACCCGAAATTGTTAAATATTGGGACACAACTTGGGATTGTTTAGTTAACTCAAATTATTTAAACAAACCATTAGACTATTGTAAAACCAATAACCCATTCGCAGAGAGTGGTGAAGTTGGTGATGTTGAGTTGGAAACGGTTTTTAATAATGTTCCAGGTCAACCACAAACAAAATTTGGTGCAGGGTGGTTTACACTCTTATCAAAACCATTATTGGATAGAATACCTTTACCCGAATCAATGGGTGCGTATGGACCAGATGATACATTTTTAATGTGGGCTATTGAAAAATTAAATCAAAGTGGTGCAAACATATATCAATTTAAATTAAAAAATTATATAGTTTGTGAAAATTATATTTATAGAAATAGAAAACATTATGATACTATAATAAGTAGAATAGACAGAAAAGAAGAATTTAAAAAACAATCATATTCGGTATTTCAAAACGAATTAAATAAAATAGTATGACATTAGACGAAGCAAAGCATAATCTAAAAACTAATGGATTTTGTGAATTTGAATTAAAAGATTTTAGTGAAGAATCATATAATACAATATTAGAAAAAAAATATTGTATAAATGATGAAGAATATTTAAAAAATTTTAAACTAATTAGATTCGATTATCATAATGGTGATTCGGATGTACATATACAATCTCATGATATGTGTGAATCAAATTTAATTGCAAAAGAAAAAATTAAAGAAATTTTAAATAAATACGATAAAGAATATATTGCACAAGTATGGTTAGCGGGCCCAAACAATTTAAATCAGGAAACAAATACAGATATTTTTTATAAAATACTAAGTTATTTTTATCCAGGAAAAGAAAAAGATGTTAATTTTGGATTACAATGGACGTGTTATTCAGAAGGATGTTTTTTAAAAAATCATAATGATGGACAAGGTGAAGAATATCAAAATACTTGTGCAATATTAATTTATTTAAATGAAGAATGGGATGAGAGTTGGGGTGGTAATTTAATATTGAGAACTGAGACATCTGCATTTTCTACTGAAACAGGATATAAAATTGTTCCAAAATTTGGTAAAGTTGCAATTATAGATTTAGAAACATTTGATAAAGCCCACGCAGTTGAAGATGTAATTGGTGACCATAATAGATTTGCTTTTATCGGATTTGCAACATCTAAAACTAAAAGATAGAAAAAATATATTTAATGAAAAATTTGTACATATTTGGTGATTCATTTTCTACCAACTTTTCAACAATAGATGAAATTGAATTGGAAGAATCTTGGCCAATTTTGTTATCGAATAAATTGGGATATGAATTAAAATCATACGCATCGGCCGGTATATCAAATTATGGAATATTAAATACAATTTATAATAATTCAAATTTTGATAAAGATGATATTGTAATAATTGGTATTACATTTTATGATAGGTTATATGATTTTTGGAAAAACGTAGGAATAGATTTAAGAAATAATGATACAGAAGGATTCACCCAAAATGAAATAAACTTCTATCAGGAAAAAATTATAAATAGAAATGGAATGATGCAATATACACAAAATGCATTATTACAATATAATTTTATAATAAAATCATTGAAACAAACGACAAATGTTTATTTTTGGAATATGGACAAATGTGGACTCCCATTGTTTAATGAAATGGTCAAAAATAATCAAAAAAATTATATAAAACCATTTAATGAAGTGTGTTGGATTGATTATTGTAATTCAAATCCAAAATGGTGGCAAACAAATGATGATAGACATTTTGGAAAAACTGGTCATTTAGAATTTTTTCAATATTTATATCCGTATATACAATAATAAAATATGAAATTTGAAATAACACATCCCAAAATTTGGAAAGCAGTTAATGAAAAAAAGATTCCAATGAAACATAAGATTCAAATCTATGAAAAACTGGGTGGAGCATATAGATTTGGTCAAGATGGTGGAGAACAGGTCTATAATAAAATGACCGAATTACTTAAAAGTAAGTTAAATGAAGGTCCTGAAACACAAGACCACGAAGTATCAATGGCAGGTGGACAATTAGATGATATTATTCGTAACGCAACCGAACTTAAAGGGAAGGTTGGAGAAAAGGAAATGAATCTACCTGGTTGGATACAAGACCACATTTCACAAGCAATGCAATTTATTAACCAAGCCAATACAGGCTATCATAAATTAGGAGAAAAGTAATGGAAAACTTATACACCGTAATCATATCAATCGTTACTGTTTTAGGTTCGGCAGGAGCATTTAGATACTATGAAAAGAGACAAATGCACAAAGAAAGAGATGAGGATTTTATCAGACACGATTGTAAAGACCGTATCTCTAAATTAGAAGGATTATTAGAAGCTGCATCAAGAGAGAAAGATGAACTGCGTAATATGGTGCTAGCACTTACAAGAGAAGTTGCAGCATTGGGTGTTAAAGTTGAGTTCCTTACAAAAGAGAACGATAAGTTAGAAAAGGCACTACCAAAAACTAAGAAACAATTAAATGGTTAATCTACTTAAAGAATTTTTCTTCGGTCAACGATTTGCAAAGTTAGACGGCCGCAATATTGAGTTGGGTAAAGTTTACGGAAACCCAATGGTTAACGCATTTACACCATTGCAAGAAGAAGAAACCAAAAAATTAAGAATATTTGATTTTGACGATACATTAGTTAAAACAAAGTCTCACATATACATTACAGGTAAAGACGGAAAAAAATCAAAATTAACTCCTGGAGAATACGCAATATATGAACCAAAAGACGGAGACAATTATGATTTTTCAGATTTTGAACAAGTTAAACAACCACAAGAAATTAAAGGTGTAACTAAATTATTAAAAACAGTTGCAAACGCAGAGGGAGAAAGGAAGATAGTTATATTAACCGCAAGAGCTGCATACAAACCTGTTAAGGATTACTTACAAGATATTGGGTTGGAAGGAATATATGTAGTTGCATTGGCATCAAATAACCCACAAGACAAAGCAGATTGGATTGAAGATAAAATTAAATCAGGATATAACGATGTATTTTTTATAGACGATTCACATAAAAATATTAGTGCAGTAAACAAACTGAAAGACAAATACCCTAATATTAAAATGAAAGTTAGTCATGTTAAGCATGACATCCCTGCACCACCAAAACAATCTGATATGAAACCCCAAAAAGATAAGGAGACAACAAAAAGAGTTGAACCTAAAAAAAATGACATGAGTTTGAAATCATTG